ACCCAATCACCTTTTTTGCACCAAGGTCCTTCAGGAAACTTATTTGTATCTGCATACGCATCAGGGCCAGTGGATAACACATAACCGCAAACGGTTGCTAACTGCTCTCTTTCACGTGATTGGTCAGTTAAAATAATACCACCTTTACTCTTCTCAGCACCTAAATAAGGCAGTATTAATACTCGCCAACCAGTAGGTTTTGGTAGTTTTTCAGCTATATTTTCATCAATATTATCAGGATCAATGTACTTTGACTCTCTTTCACCATAAATATCTTCAACTTCTTGCTGTTTTTGCTCTATTTCAACAGCAGTTTTGCCTTCTTCGTCTATTTTTGCCTTTTGTTTGCGTCTAGCTTTAGCCATGCGCTCTGGTAAAATTAAATCAGTCATTTTTTTCTCCTTTATCTAGTATTTCTTTAATATCATTTTCTAGTTCTTCAAGAACACGAAACTTTCCAATCATAAAATTGTAATCTTGACGCTCAGTAGTGCTACCTTGCATTACAAATTGTGTTGTCTGCTCTTTCTTGTCGCGAATAAGACGTAAAATCTTATCGCTCAACCATAATCCGTCCATAAATCTTTATAACTGTGATCTTATTTCCTTGTACTTACTTAATATACTGCCAATTCCATTATTTACAACCCCATCATCGCCCATAATCATCATACCGCCGCCCATTCTACCTACTCTACCGCCGTTAGCAGCATACATAGCAGGATCTTGTCCAAGAACTCCTGCGTAATAATTTCTTAATCTGTAAGGTGTTCCTTGAGTAGCCATTGTTGGTAATGTTGCAGGAGAAGCTAACATTTGATTTGATAGTACTGGGGAAGTTGCCATTGCACTAGAATAATCTATCGCGCCTGTTGTTGGATTAACAACATTTGTTGCAGGTGTAGAAAGAGGTGAAACATCTCTTGCAACTGCTGAAGAAGAAAGAGGATCAACACCTCCATATATACCATCTCTTAAATTTAATGCTCTTCTTTCCCCACCTCTTCTTTCATTTTCTACTCCAGACGGTCCTATGTCTAACCCACCAAAAAAGTTTCCTATACCCTCACGAAGTCCACTGAACATCCCTGGTCTTTCTTGACCAGATTCAAATTTACCGGTTGCAATGTCTTGACGTAAATCTTCATTAAACATAGCTCTCACGGGCTGCGTTAATTCTTTTGCTCCAAATATTGCTTTTCGAATTAAATTCATTGGTGTTGGAATTGACCCAAGTCGTTCTGCTGTTTTTTTCAAATCTCGTGCAAGCTCAGGACGTGTTCCTTGATATCTAAGTGATTCCATAAGACCCATGCCTGTTGTTTCATTAAGCCCAATGTTTCTATTCATTTGTGAAAGCTGATTTAATTCTGCATTAGATATTTTATTTTGCTTAGCTTTGTTTAATAGATTTTCTCTTGAAGTTTCCATTTCTGCTACTTTAGAACGAACACTTGCAGATGATGGAGAAACTTGTTTAGCTTCTCCTGCTTGTAATGCTTCCATAGCTGCTTTTTCTTGTCTTCCTTGCAAACTTCTATCATATGCGTCTTTTTGAGACTTCATAATAGCTCCAGCTAAATTACCGCTATATTTAGGATCTATATTATATTTAAACCCACCAGTAACATTTGCTAATTCTTGTTGCGCTTGATTTGATTTAGAAACTACTTTTGATGATTTATCTAATTTTCCTGTAGTTTTTGTTGGTGTATTTACGCTAGAAGATGTCATCCCTGCATGAATGTTTCCTGTAGGTGATCCGTATGAAGATGTTTTAGTTGGACCTAATCTGCCTCTAAAGCTAGGACCCGGAGTTGATTTTTTAGTTGGACCTAATCTGCCTCTAGTTGTAGGACCCGGAGTTGATTTTTTAGTTGGACCTAATCTGCCTCTAGTTCTAGGACCTGAAGTTTCTTTTCTAGCTGACTTAACTCTATCTCTAGTTCTTTTAGCTCTTTGAGCTGACCTTCCTGGACCTAAACCTCTTCTTCCTCTTTGCGGACCTCTTTTACCTCGACCTCGTCTAGCCCCTCCGCCTCTTCTGCTACGACCACGACTTCTGCCTCCTCTACCTCGACCTCGACCTCGACCTCCGCGTCTAAGTTCTACGCGTTCTTCGTCGTCATCGTAAGAAATAGCTTTGTCTACTGAGTTAACAGCCATTATTGTTCTCTTCCATTGGGTTTAGTAGCTGCTGCTACTGTTTTTTCCATATTAGACGTTATTTTCTCGGCTTTGTCCATGATTTTGTTTACTGAATCTTTTTCTAATTTATCAACAGCGATAGCGGACCTAATAGCCACAGCATCTTTTTGTTGGTCAATTTTTTCACGATCAACTTTAGTATTAGTATCTAATTTTTTCTTCTCAAGACCTAGTTTTTTATTTGCCTCTTGACCTTTACGCACCATTTCTTTTTCACGTAATGCTAATTCATCTTTTTTAAGTTCTACTAATGGATCATTTCCTGAATCTTTTAATAATTCTTCGTACTCTGCAACAAACTCACTAATTAATTCTTGTTCGATAACTGCTGCTTTGTTTTGCATTTCAGCCATCATTTGTTGCTGAATAACTTGTGCTTGTTGTGGTGGCATTTGCTGTAATTGCTGTAATTGTGGTGCCATTTCAGCTTGTACTTGCTCTTGTGCTTTTAATGATATGTGTTGCATGATGTGTGCTTGTACATTTGCCATTACCATTGGATTACCTTTAACAACACTACTGTACATTAAAGAAAAGTGTGCTTCGATATGAGCGTCGTGATTTTGTCCTTGAAACGCTTGCGCCGGCATACCTGCAAGAAGGTCTGCATTTTCTGTTGCTGGATCTTTTGGTTGTGGTTGCGGTGGTGGTGGTAAAATTGCTTCAATGTTTTGCACACCCATTGCTTCATACATTCTTCTATATGCTTCGTGTACGTTATGCATTTGTGGTGCAGCTTGTGCTAATTGTAATTGTTGTTGCGCTAATGTTACACGTTGTGTAATTGAAAAAATGTTAGGATCAGATACAGGTATTACATCAATACGTGCATCAAAGTCTTGTGCTTTAACAGCTTGATTGCCACCAACAACTTGATACGGATAAACTGGTGGTAATGTTTCTGCAAATAATTGTGAAAGTAATTTAAATTCTTTTCCTTGAGCTGAATGCATTCTTTTATGAATTGCAGACATAACTTTCATGCCGCGCTCTAGTAACGCCATCGTTGTACCAACAGGATTTACTTCGTTACCTTCACCAAGTTTCATATCTGCAACAGCAGCAAATGATTTACCACTTTCAATTACAAAACCAAGTAAGTTAAACAAAGTTGCAGATGGCTCTTTGTAAGGTAATGGTACTAATGAATTACGAATGTCTCCAGCAGGAGCGTCAACATCTCTAAACTCTCCAGGAGTTAATGGTTGATCATCATCACGGATTCTAAGCCCGCGAGCTTTAAATCCGGCTGGTAAATTGACGAGTGTGCCTGCATCGATAAGCTGTCGTAATATAGATGTTGCGGTTTTTGTGAGACCACCAAGCATATGAATGAGACCAAAACCATAAAAGCCAAGACCAGGCAAAAATTTGTAATGTACGAAATATTGTTTTTTAGTTTTAAGTGGATCTTGCTCATTCCAGTTTCTTCTTATTGATAGAACCTCATTTGAATTTTCTTCTATAGTTACAATATACGGTAAACTAATTCCAGTCTCTTCGCCTGCCTGATTGACATCTTCATATCCTGGTAAATCAAGGTCTGTATGTATTTCAAGTAAAGTATAAATATCATCTTTAGTGTAAACTTTTTTCTTACCATCAAGTTCGTCAATTTTTTCTTGAACAGAACTTGGGTCATCATCCGGTGGATTGCCTACTTCTACATCACGGTAAAATCCTGATACTTGAAACTTCCGTAAATCGTTGGCCATCATTTTTACAACGTGGGTAATTCTAGAACATGTCATCAAATCTGTTGCTTGATAAGGAACAACTAAATCTTCTGATGATACAAACTTAGCAACTGGTCTACCTAGTGTATTATCGAAATACACTTTACGGAACGCCGAACCTGACAACGGTAGGTGAAACAACATCTGATCAAGTTCGGGCTCGTACTCTTCCATGACGTGGGTAAGTTGGAAATTCATAAACTCTTTAACACGATTAGATTGTGCATCTATTTGTGGATTAGTTGCACCCATAATTTGTGTTTTTACAGGGCCGCCTGCAGGATATAATTCTTTATAAGATTGCGCTTGAAACTGTGTTACTGATTCTGCAAGTAATGGATGTGATACACCTGATGCACCGGGAAAAGGATTAGTACGGTCATCGTACTTCATGCCTAACAAATCTAAACCTTCAGCATAAGTTGATGACCAATCCTCACGAGAATCTTTGTCACCTTCGTATGCATCAGAAAGTTCTCTTGCTATTACATCAAGATCACCTTCGTCCATGTTGTCAGCAAGATTTTCATTATGTCCGCCCATCATAGGTTGTGATGGACCAAAACTTATAGTAGCGCCACCATCAGCATCTAATTGCGGATCGCCGTCCATAACATCTACTTCTTGCGCTCGTATATCAAATTTCATTTGTTCTTTAAGTGGTAAGTCTCTATCTAATATTGCCATTCTAAACTCTCAATGTGGCTAACCCTTCAGTCGCCTCTGGCCCTCTTGCTTGCGGTCCCATTGTTCTAAAATTAAAATAATCATCTTCTCTTAAACCAAACGGTTGATATTTCATTAACCATGAATCAAGTTCGAGTACAGAAGAATCTTCCATTGCTTGCATGAATACATCGCCCATGCTACTTGCAGTTTTTAGTGTTCCTTCACTTTCAATCATTTCGCGTAATTCCATTGGATCAGTGTCAAATGTTCCAGCAGGGTCGTCAATAAAAGGAGGAGATTGATAATCATCACCGCCATCTTGAAAACCTATACGGCCACCTTCAGCAGCCATCTGTATGCTATCTATACCTTGATCAGCACCTGTATCCATTTGTTGAATAACTTGAACAGCCATTGCAATTTCTTCTGGGCTTAATATTGATTGAACTATTTCAATTCCTCTGTCTCCCATACTTTGAATAATTTGTATGGCTAACATAACTTTTCTTTCAGGGTCTTGTTCATCTTGTAACATTGAAACTATCCCTTGTTCGTCGTCCGGCATCATTTCATCGCCGGGTTCTAATATTGGATCACGAATTACTTTGTCTCTATAATCTTCCATGTATGGATCTGGTTCACCGCCAAGGGCCAACCCTACACGGCCACCGTTTGCTCTTAATAAACCTATTGATTCTAAAAAATTTTGTTGTTCGTCAGGAGTCATATCTTCTAGTTCTGGGTATTTTTCTAAAATATCTTCACCTTCTAGCCAATCTTTATAGCTTCCATACTCCATCATAACTAATTCACCTTTTTATTACCCGTATTAATACTAGCACAGAATATAGCAGTTTATTTAGTTTTACCATAGCTTTTTTTATCTCCTAGCTGCTTCCAAAATTCATCAAGTGCATTATGCTCGCAGTTCAAGCAGTCACACCCGTCCGTTCTACACGAACCACCATGACCACAGTGGCATTCGTGCTCGCAATGCTTACAAGCAGTCATTACATCCCCCTAAAATCAGTAACTATACCGCTTTAAGTTTGTTCTTTTTCACTAAGTCTCTCATAAGAGTTTTAATTTTTTTTGACTTATTAAACTCTTTTAGTTTTTCAATGCGGGTTCTTTTATGCGGATTGCCTTTAGATACACTGGTTGTACCACCGCGTTTTAATTTAACGCCGCGTCCTTTTAAAATGTCCTTGCGAGTAACTTTACCATCACCTGTTAGATCAGGAAAAGATTTCCCACCTTTTTTCATCTTAACACGTTTTTTCATAGCAGAGCCGCCGCCTCTTTTCATAACACGTTTTTTCATAGCAGAGCCGCCGCCTCTTTTCATAACGCGCTTAACTCTTTTCTTCATTCCCATCATGTCGATATCTCCTATAAGATTGTCGTTTTAACACTGTGCCCTTGTAATAATCCTCAGGCCAGTGGTCATAATAACCAGTCTTGCGTAAATTGTCACTAGCTTTTTCTAATTCGTCAAACTTTTGTATCAGCACCATCATAAAAGAATTTGCTGGTTCCCAGTCGCCAGTGTCCAAAAACTCTACGTCTTCCTCCTCTTCGTCGTCTTCAGGATGTGAGCACATTAGATAAATGTCTTGTGGTACTAGAACACGGTTTAGAATATCTATTACTGAAGCTAGTTCTTCTGGGGTATAACCAATGTCATCGCAAGCAACGATTGCAATCTGCACATCTTTTTCTTTTGCAATCTTAGCACCTGCTATAATTGTATCTTGAAACTCTGCAAAATTAGTACACTCGAGTATGCGGTAAGTCTTACCAAGTCGCGCACGCTTCGCGTACGGGCACACAGGGACATTACCTAGATGTTCATTCTTGGGCTCTAAATAATTCTCGCACCACGCAAGAATGTCATCGGTCATTGTCACGATACTTGTTAAGTTAAGTTTTTACTTTGCTTTATTTTTCTTTTTTTTAATTTTTTTCTTTTGAACCGTGTGCTTGACACGATTTCTACTTAATTTAGGTAGTTCATCAAACACGTCTTTAGTTGTTCTCTTACTTACCCCAAAAAGTTTTTCTGCTAAACTTCTTTTTCTACGCTTTTCAATTGCTTTTCCCGCTAATTTTCCTGACACATGGGTAACTTTACCGTCTTTTTCAATAAATTTACCTTTTAGTTTAGCTTTTCTTTTACCGGCTCCTTTACCGCCTGTTAAGTAGTGTTTTTTAAACTTTCCACCACCGTATTCTTCTGTTCGTAGTTTTGCCATATCGGCCTCCTTTTAAATTATAGTTAAAATATCATTAAGAAATTATTTGCGCAAGATCTTTCATTAAAGTTCTATATTTCATAACTGTGCCGCCATCGGCATACGTATCACGGTACTTTGAGAAGTCCATAACAGCGCCGCCTTTTTTAATACCAAATCTCTTACTTGCAACAGCAAGAGGTTTTTCTAACTTCCTACCTTTAAGCAAAACATCGCGGGCTAATTTTAAACCATCTCTAATAATTTCTTCTTCTGTTTTAGTATGTCTATATCCTATCTTTTTTAACATTTTCTCTACATTAGCTGGTGTGTAACGTTCTGCCTGTGTAGATAGTAACCCTTGTTGCTGCAATTTTGCTTTACTTAAAATTTGTCCTGCTGCTACATTAGTTCTTTGATCTAATACTCTAAGGTTTTTAAAAGGATCTTTACCTACCCCTAAAACATGATCAATTTCTCCAAAACGTAATCTTTTACCCGCTGCTTTTTCATATACGTCCTCCATAAGTTTTCCAAATTCAATGTCCTTACCTGTTCTAGGATCTTTAACCGTTTTAGCAGCAATTCTTTTTTGTTGATCGAACGCCTTATAAAAACTTTTAAAATTAGGGTCAGATCTACTTGTTTCTTTTAATGTCTTTAAATTATACTCTTTGCCCTTGTATAAAAACTTAGCGTTCCTATAGCTTGTCATAGATTCATCTTTTATGGGAACTAAAAACTTAATTTTATCTCCACCCGCATCTTGATGTCGACGAGCGTATTCCATAATTTTTCTTTCTGGTGCTGCGTATCCGACGCCAGGCTGTGTCCCTGATTTTGTGTTAATCTTCCACTCTTTTCTAGCTTGCTTATAACTTAAACCTCTTCCTATGTACTTACTTTGTGATTCAGTGTTTTGTAAGTGTTTTAAAAATTTTATGTCTTCTGAAGTAAGTTTGGATTGAAGATTTTTCCAAAGCTTCTCACCCTGCAGTGATCTTGGCCCTCTGTTACTACCTGTTACTTGTTTTATTAATTTACTTTTTAAATTAAAAAAATCCTCAACTGGAGAATCTTTAAATTTTATTTGTCTTTTAAAAGCAGTTTCAACATTTTCTTCTACTGGGTTGAGCTTAGCCTTAACCTTATCTGTAAATTTTTTACCTTTAACAGAAGATTCTTTATAACCAACTTGTTTAGCTAATGTTTGAACTGTCTTACTACTATCTAAATTTTTATTTGCTTGTTTAATAAGAGTCTCTAAATTTTTCATTTTATCACCTTGCCTCGCAATATTAGCTTTCCTCATTCCTCTATACTGACCGATTTTGGAATATTGATTAGAAGCTACATCAGCACCAACAGAAGTTACTGGTTTTTTAATAGTAACAACCGGCTGTTTTCTATCTTTAGATAGAATCTGTGATCCTCTTTTAA